CTTTGACTCTTCTGTAGTATACGTTGGAGTTGGTTGCGATGTTGTCTGGAGCAGATGCTTCGGTAGCGCCTTTTGCGAATGGGTTTGCGACGACCGCATAGCGGGTCTTAAAGCCAATCTTAGGCTGGAAGGTGTTCTCGCCAACTGCACGAACCATCTGGAGAGGAACGTATGGGCAGTAGAAGAGACCTGCGTCATAAGGGTTGGTTCCCTTATAACCAGCAACATAGAACTGGTTACCAGAAACGTTTGCAGAATAAGGATCGATGTATACACGATACTTACCTTGCAGAACACCAGCGAAGGTGTTACCGGTGTCGTCAACCTGGAGGTTAGCGTTGAGTGCAGGGGTGTAATCCAGAACGCCTGCCATGGTGAGTGCGGAAGCAACGTCTGCGGAGCAGAGGATCATGTTGCCCTTCCCTCTACGAGTTTGCTGCGCGATTGCGTTAGCATCTCTTTCGATCTGGAAGATCAGACCCTTGAACTTCTCAACAGACCATCTGCCGTTGGAGTCAACGTCGAGGTCGAAGGTTCCAGGGGTTGCGGTGTTGACCTGTGCGCCAGGAACTGCGACCTTGTAGATGGTACGGATGATCTCGCGGTTGATCTCAGCAAGAATCTCAGTGCTGAGGATGTTTGCGAGTTCTGCTTCAGCATTCAGACCGTGGATTGCTCTGAGGTCTTGTGCCAGTTCCAGGGAGTATTCTGCTTTCAGTGCTCTTGACTTAGCAGTTGCGGTCAGTTTCTCAATCGAGAATGCCATCTCGTTGAAAGCATCAGCGTCGTCGCCACGGAGTGCTTCTGCTTTGCCGGTGGTCATGCCGCCGCCAGCGTTGTACTGGTTAGCACCAGGACCTGCGTTATTTGCTTGGTTAGAAGGATCAAGGATTGATGGGTTGCTTCCGCCTTGTGCGGTTGTACCCAGACCAACTGCACCATCGGTGAAGCCGTCTTCGTATGCGAGTCCTTTTGCCTGACCAGAGAATGCGGAATCGACTTCGTTGTAGAAGGTCTCTGCACCGGTCTGGTTGTTGTAGCGGGAGCGCATTGCAAAGATCAGTCCGGTAGGACCGTTCATTGGCTGAACGCCACAGAGGTCATAAGCGACCAGGTTAGGCATCGAACGACGGATCAGGGAGATCAGTACGGGATCGAAACCTGCAACAGGGGTTCCTGTTGTGTTTGCGCCTGAACCAGAGAATCCGCCTGTTCCTGCGGAGTTGGTTGGGCCATTCTCGCTAAGGAATGCTCTTTCCTCGCGTAATTCTTTTTCTTGGTTTTCCAGCAGGATAGCAGTTACCGCTCTACGATGTGAATCTTTGATAGGATCCATACCCTCGTAATCGAGGATTGGTGACCACTTCTCCTGCAGATATTCGGTGTTGTACATCTGCATTTGAGTTAACCTCTAGTGTTTAAAAAAAGTTAGTTTGACTTTATGATTTAAAAATCACTTGTTCGCGGATCTGCGAAGTACCTGAAGATAAGCATCCATTGCGTTTGTTGCTCCCTCAGAGATCATTTCGGTCTCTTCGGTCAAAGTTACTTCTTCAGACAGATTCTCAGAATCCTCTTTCTGAGCACCGGTATTAACTGGGAAATATGATTCTCTCAGTGTTACCAGTTTCTCACGATAGCTCTCTTCACTATCAAACTCAACATTTTCAGCAAGAGAAGCGAGTTTGTCTTTCTGAGAAATTGCTAATCCCTCAGCGACATCTGCAAAAATTACATCAGCAACTGACTCTGCTAATCTACGATTCAGAGCGACATTACGTTCGATCTGCTCGTTGAGTTTTCCTTCCATTTCATCAAGTTTATCTACCATACTCTCGATTACATCATACTTATCTTCAGGAACGGTTACATAATGTTCTTCAAAAAGTGACTTCATTCCGGAGAGGAATGATTCAGTCATTTCGGTCTTAAGACCGTGCTCTACAGCGATTGAATTCTCAGAAATCCACTCGTCTGCAACATACTCAAGGTATGCATCGACACGATCAGTGAGTTCGGTTTTAATTGAAGAAACTTCCTCTACGAGGGATGCTTCGTAGGATGCTACGAGTTCTTCTTTGATCTCAGCAACCTTAGCGTTAATTGCAGTTTCAAAGATAGTACGTGCTCTCTCTTCGAATTCCTCAGAGAGTTCTTCGCCTGCAATCAGAGCATTGATGTCTTCTTCGACATCATACTCAATTACTTCTTCGGTTTCAGTTTCGACTTCTTCTTCTTCTGCTACAACTTCCGTGGTAGTTTCTTCTTCACTAACTGCATCCTCTTCTGCCACGACTTCACCTTCTACCTCTTCCTCTTCCTTCATACCCTTAGGCATAGGATCAGCAGGTTTTGCCTTAGCATTAACAACGTCTCTTACTTGAGACAATGTTGAACCTGGGGTCTTAAGTGTTGCGGACTCGTCGTCTGGACGATAATTTTCAGGAGTAGGACCGCCGAGATCTTCCCAGTTACCGGTTTGACCAGGAGCCATGACTCCAGATGCATTAGAACCAGAACTTGGCATTGGATCGGCAGCAGCTGCCCCTTTGGTTACTACGTTTTCCATTTCTTGTAAATTGCTACCAACGGACATTGTTTTTAGATTTTTTTAAGTATAATCTATATTTATTTATAATTTAGAGATTTGAGAGGAAATCTTGGAATAGATTTAGCTTATGCTCTTCAAGTGCTCTCTGTGCAACAAGAGTATTAATTCTTCTTTCTGTACGCTCAGCGAGTTGTTCACGAAGGATTCCTCCATCCCAAATCCACTCCTTTCCTTCCATAATTCCCTGAACAAACGCATCAGGTGCAGAAGGATCGGCAACGATATCAGCAGCAGTTGCTAACTGGAAATCTTCACCGACAACTTTATGACCTTCGCTTGTGGTCTGAAGTGAACCTACACCACGAGAAGAAACGCCAAG